GGCACAGGCCGCACAGGCTGACCGCTTAGGCACAGCCATGGACTACGCTAGTGCCAACGCAAACCCATTGGTTGACGCTGCGATGCGTGATGACCGCCGCAACCTACAAGAGAACACTCTGACAGGCATCGACCTTGCAGCAAGTAACTCAGGCAACATGAACTCCAGCCGTGCTGGCGTAGCTGAAGCAGTAGCCAACCGCGCCTTCGATGACCGCCGTGCTGATGTCGCCTTAGACGTACAAGACAGGCTCATTGACCGCAGCCTTGCCCAACAGGCACAACAGTTCTCTGATCGTGGTAATGCGTTGCAGGGTGCAGGCATGGCCAACGAAGGCATACAGAACGCTTACACCCAAGGTCTCAATACACTGGGGCAGGGTGCTAACTTCGGTATGAACGCAGGCAACTCCCTACAAGGCTATGACCAAGCGGCACTTAATGATGCACAGGCTGCTTTCGAGCGCCAGCGTGACTTTGAGATGCAGCAGCGCCAAGGCTTTCAGTCTGGTATTCTAGGACAGGCTCCAGCCAGCGTGGGTACTATTAGTGCCAACAGGACCGACCCATTCCAAGCTGCCATGGGTGGTGCGATGAGTGGCTTTGGTTTCCAGCAGCAGTATTTCCCACAGCAGGCATCAGCAGCTCCTACATCCAGTCTGCGCCCACAGATGCGCCCATTTTAAGGAGGAGGAAGATAATGGACCCTCTAATTCCCCCCGGCATCCAAAAGGCAGCAGATGCAGCTGGTCTTCCATGGAACGAGTATATGAATACGTTGAGCCCCCAAGACAGGGCAGACGCAGACCGTGAGATTGTTTTTTATGACGAGATGCGCAAGAAGCAGCTTGCCGCAGGCAATCGCAGAGACTTTATAAGAAGAACTCTGTCTGGCCCTCTGCCAGAGGTATCCAATCCCGTTTTAAATGCTTCTACACCGCAAGGCCCTACAATAGAAGAATTAGAAGCAGGCTCACAAAGCCCTGTACTGTCTACAGCATCTACACCGCAAGACCCTCTACTTACAAACCCCAAGTTTATTCAAATGGCGGAGACTTCAGGACGGACACCAGAAGAGCATTTGGCAAAACTAGAGCCACGAATTGTGGAAGCGGCCAGACAGATACTTCTTGGTGTTGAGCCTGAGCCACCAGCTCCAGTCCTCCAGACAGCCGTAGACCCAGCGGATCGTGTTGGCGAAGAACCCGGTGTGCTCATGCGCAATGAGCAAAACCTTGTCCAAGACAACATTGGTCAGCGACAGTTACTAGAAACTCGCATTGCTGACCTTGAAGGCTCTGTGGACACCCAAGCAGATGTTGCACGCCTTCAGCAAATGAAGCAGCAGCTGGTTGACTTAGGTGGCCCTGTCGAGAGCAATCCAAGTACACCTCAGTACGATGCAGCAGCTCAATCATACTTAGGACAACTGCGTGACCAGAGAGAACAGGCAGCAGCAGTTGCTCCAGATGTAAGGGCAGCAGAGGCTGAGATTGCAAGCACCACAGGACTACTGTCTTCTGGTACATTGCCACCTGAGATGATGGCTAGTGTGCAGGCTCGTAAAGCAGCGGCAGAGGCCGCACTTGTCTCTGGCAACGCAGCCCGTGATGATCGTGTTGCTGATGTATCTGGCAGCACACTTTCGGTAGATAACCCAGTAAACGGTATGACTGCCCAAAGTCTTGGTGTACAACTTCCCGGCCAAGAGCCCGGTATGAATGGTGCAAGCGACTACACTCGACCACCTCCCGTACCAGTAGACAACTCAGGAATGCCAAGTGGCCTTGGTCCTTACACAGCACCAACACCTCCTACACCCATACTAGCTGGGAATGAGCCCGGTATGAATGGTGCGAGTGACTACAGTAAACCTGTCCTCATCAACACAACCACTCCAGCCCCTACCACTACAGCAGCACCACAGACACCAGTCTTAGGTGGCTCAAGCACAAGCTCTAGTCGCTCTCCAATACTCTCAAGAGGCGCAGGTAACATGACAGCTAATGCCCGTGGTTCCGCTTTAGGTATGATACCAAGAGGCGAAAGCCTTATTCGCATCGGTGGCGCTATGTACTCAGGTGCTCTCCAAGGCGATGGTATTGGTGCTGCTACTCGTGAGTATGGTTCCATACAGGATGCCAACCGAGCTGCGGAAGTTGCAGCTGCTAAACAAGCAGAGGCAACGCGCCTTGCAGAGTTGAGGGCTAGAGTTACTGGTGCTGGTAAAGACAAAGGCAAAGGCGAACGTGAGGGTGTATACGGGTCATTTTCTGATCAAGCGTCCAAGATGAACAGTGTCATAGAGCGTTTAAGAATAGATCGTAATGTTACTGGTCCTTTTGCAGGTACAGCACAGGCTTTATTTGACCGTGCTGGATTTGGTGATGCTGAGAGAGCTAACCTACGACTTGCAATGGAAGATATTGCAGTAAGCGAGCAGCTTATGTACACCGAGAGGACTAAAGGTGCTATTACAGACCGAGAAATGGCTATGTTTAGACGGCCTATCCCCAAGATAACGGATGACGAGGCTGTATGGCTTGCATGGCTTGAACCAAGAGCAGCTGTTCTTAACCAACTTGCCCAAAATGGTATCTCAGATGCTGCGGCGGCTGAGCGTTCAGGTACATCCACAGCCGCACCAAGTAACGACAGCCTTACAGACCAAGAGTTGTCTTACATAAACCAATCATAGAGGTTAATGATGGCTGAACTTACCATTGAAGACTACAAACGAGGTGCGCGTAATGCGGTGGCAGCAGGCGACAATGCAGCCGCCAAACGCCTTATAGCAAAAGCCCGTGAACTCGAGGGTATCTCTCAGTCATCCTCTAGCCCACAAGCAGACACTAACGGCCCCATGCAGGGATTTGGTGCTGCCTTCCGTTCTGGCATCGACCAGCCACTGGAAAACATGGCAGAGACAGCAGCGGCTGTTGGTGCAACTGGTACAGCAGAAACTCTGAGCAATCTTACGTCTGCACCTGAGAACTACGAGTCAGCATCCGCTAAGTTTATCGAAGGCGATGAAGATGGCTCTTTTGCCTACAGATACCTCCCGAAGGCTGCTGTTGAGCAAATTGGTCAGTATGCTGGCTCTCTTATCACACGAGCAGGCGGTGCTGCTGTTGGTACAGCTGTTGCTGGCCCAGCGGGTGGCGCTGTTGGTGCATTCGCTGGTCCGTTTGCCTTCGAGGCAGTCCAGCTCCTTGGCCCTATTGCCAATGAACGCGCACGGAACAACGGACGCGACAAGCCAAACAAAGATGACTTTATAGCTGCTGCACAAACGGCAGCGGCATCTGGTGCCCTAAACGCACTGATCCCCGGTAAAGGTGGTATCGTTAAGAGAACTGCCGCTGAGACTGCTACAGAAGGCGCACAGAGTGTCGTAGAGCAGACAGGTTCAACAGCAGGCACTGATGTAGGTCTACAGATTGACCCACGCCAAGCAGCTGGTGAGGCCATCTTGGGTGGTACAGCCGCTGGTGGTGTAAATGTTGCACTTACCACAGTGAATACTGCTGGCGACAAAGTGTTTAAGCCTAAAAAAGACCTAGATCCTGAGACATCCCAAGCTGCATCTGATGTGTCTGCATTGTTGCAGCGTGTTGCTGATGAGAACGGCTACAACCTAAAGGATATTGACTCGAGCTCCAAGAAAGGTGCTGACCAAGCACTTGCAGGCGCTCGTTCAGAGCTAGTCGAGCAAGTAAAAGGTGCCGTAAAGGAACTGAAGAGGAAGGGCCAATACGAAGCTCTAAGCTCTAATGATCAGGCCATCTTTGATAGCGCCGTAGCTCAGTCCAACGGCAAGGTAGCTGCCACAGTCACCAAAAAGAACTTTGACTTCATGCAAGATCGGTTTGGTAACACAAGTGAGGGTCAAGTATTACTCAATGCCTTCCGCCGCTCCAACGTCCTGACTGAAGTCTACGCTGGTGGCCTCAAAGGCGGTGTGTCTAAGTTCACCGATATGTTTAACCCACTGCCTTCTATTGGTAGAGCCTATAATCCAGCTGGTATGGTAGCAGGCAACATCAACACTGGTGCAGCCTTAGCAACTGGTGGCGGCTCGTTAGCAGCACAGATACCTCTCGTAGTTGGTGGTCGTGCTATAGATGCAGTCACTGGACGCAGGTCCAAGGTTAACCGTTTCGTCAAGAAGAACCGTAAAGGCGATGGTCTTGCTGATCCTACAGCTCCAGAGGCTCGTAATCTCACGCAAGAAACTAAAGATCGTAGAGCTGCGCAATTAGCAATTGGTGCTCAAGACAGATTGGACAGGAGAAACGCGGCAGATGCTAGACGCGATGCAAAAGAGGCAAATCGTGCGGCAAAAGAGCGTGTAAAAGATGCTGAGAGAGCTGCAAAGGCACGTTCTGATGCTGAGAAGGCACAGAAGAAAGCTGATGATGACCTCCGCGAGTTTGAAGAGGGACAAAAGCAAGATTTCTTCAATGAGGAAGAGGCCAAGCGGAATGCACAGCAGTATGCTAATGGCGAACCTCCACTCTCTGGCTCACCTCGTAGTATAGTCCACTCTGCCATCACTGAGACCTATGGCCCACAAGGCCGAACAGTAGCTGAACTTGATGCTGACATTATGAAGGCACTTGATGAGGTACTGGCGAACCCCTCGACTACTCCAGAGCGCAAACGTGCGATCCGTGCTTACAAGCAATCACTGGCCACAGGCAAAAGCATCATGGACGGCAGTCCTCTAAATGATGTGACCTCTCTCATACGGGCAAAGACACTCAACTTTAAGTCTAAGAAGCCCAAGAAAGGTCAAAAGCCTATTGAACCACAGCTACCAATAGAACGGCAGCTGGGCAAAAACAGCAACCAAGCCTTTATGGCCACTCTGCGTGACAAGATGGACAACGATACGTCTATCCTAGCTGAAGATCGTGCCACTTTAGGTGATGCTTTTGACAGCATGGCGCTGAACTTAGGCAAAGACCCCGTTGCTTCGCTTGAAGCTATCGTTAGCAGGGCCAAAGCAAACTTAATGAAGCCTAGTTTGTCCAAGGAGTACCTAAACCCTTACTTGGACCGTATTGCACAGCAGCAAAAGACCAAGGAAGCAAACAGTGAATAAGACAGCATTTGACTTGGTGCCCTTCTTACAGGGCATCGAAGCTATAAAGGCGTCTAGCCTCAGTAGTTCTGACAAAGACAAGGTACTTGCAGAGATGGCAGCGGCACTACCAGCCCCTGTGTTCTGTAAGTCCTGCCCAACGACCCTCAAGATCATTGGAACATTAGTAGGAGTAGTAGATGCCAGTGCCCAAAGTACCAAGAAAAAAGGCACCGAAGAAAGAGTTGACCCACCCAAACAGGGCGACGCCAAAAGCAAACAACTACTTCACAAACCTAATGAAAACCGAAGAGGGAAGGGCACTAAGAAAGCAGTGGTCAACAAAAAAGCGTAAGAACGGGGGAAGACCACAGGGAACACCTGATGGCTACACCCTCGAAATGATTACGCCGATCAGGAAACAGGCAAAAGCAGATGCTGAAAGGATCGTAGCAATCATGGCCAAAGAGAATGAGATAGATGATGTGTATGCCATTGAGGCACTCAAGGCAGCAGTCGAAATCATGCGTGAACCGGGGCAAAACCGGGACCGCCTAACAGCAGCACGAATGGTCTTGGACTTCACCAAGACTAAGCCTGCCGCAAAGAGCGAAGTCACTATCGGTAAAGCCGAGGCATTCTTGGAGTCGCTCTTAGTAGTCACTCCAGAGGATGAGCAAGCCGAAGATGGACAAGAGACTTAAAGTAGTACGCCGCAAACTATACGATGACTTTGACTTTTACAGTAAGTCAGCCCTCAAGATCAGAACCAAGGACGGTGACATTGCGTCACTCAACTTGAAGCCAGCCCAGCGCATTCTCCAGAAGGCCGTAGAGGACCAGATGGAGACTGAGGGCAAGGTTCGCATCATTATCTTGAAGGCCCGACAGCAGGGTCTATCGACCTACGTTGGCGGCTATCTGTACTTTAACGTATCCCAACGTAAAGCCTGCAAGGCTATGGTTGTCACACACCACTCCGACAGTACCCGTGCCCTCTTCGACATGACCAAGAGATACCACGAGAACTGCCCTGAGTTACTCAAGCCTCACACTAAGTATAGTTCTCGCCGGGAACTTACGTTTGATGTCTTAGATAGCTCGTTTGTGGTTGCCACAGCTGGTGGTGAGAGCATTGGTCGAGGTGAAACTCTTACCCATGTTCATGCCTCAGAACTTGCCTTCTGGCAGAAGTCTACCGCTCTGGAGAACTGGAACGGTATGACACAGGCTGTACCCAACAAGAAGGGCACTGCCATCTTTGTCGAAAGCACGGCCAATGGTGTCACTGGTATCTTCTATGACCTCTGGAAAGGTGCCGTAGAGGGAACCAATGGCTATGTGCCAGTGTTTATCCCTTGGTATCTTGATCCTGAGTATCGGGAGCCTGTACCTGAGAACTTCGAGCGGTCCCCAGAGGAAGAAGAGCTGTGTGAGAAGTATGACCTAGACGATGAGCAACTTATGTTCAGACGCCGCAAGGTTGCACAGAACGGCATCGACCTCTTTCGACAGGAATATCCCGCAGAGCCAGAAGAAGCCTTCCTGACAACTGGACGCCCTGTGTTTAACCCAGAGGGCCTACAGGAAAGTCTAGCAGAAGCCGCAGAGCCTAAGCAGAGGCTTGCGTTGGAAGGTGATGACTGGCTTGAGAATGTCAGAGGAGAACTGACGCTCTATCGCACTCTAGACCCCGGCGAACAGTACACAATCGGTGCTGATGTCGCCATGGGTGTCAGAGGCGGTGACTTCTCAGTTGCTCAAGTATTAGACAGCAAGAAACGACAGGTTGCGACCTATCGTGCCCAAGTTCATCCAGATTACTTTGCTGAGGTACTCTACAAGCTAGGTGAGTTCTTTAACTTTGCCTACATCATCGTAGAGAACAACAGTCACGGTATCTTAACGTGTACTCGTCTTGGTAAAGACATGGCTTACCCCAACTTCTACACAGAAGTGCAGGTAGACAAGCTAACAGACAAAGAGACCATTAAGTTGGGCTTTACTACCACTGCCAAGACAAAACCCCTGATTATTGAT